AGAAGGAAGAAAAAGGACCGTTCGAGGGGCAACGCGTGTTTGCACGAAACTTTCCGGTTTTTTCCGGTCCTGTTTTCGCAGTTCACGGCATTGATCCGGCTGTTCGTGATCCTTTTCCGTGTGGTTCTCGCGCTGATTTAGGGTCGGCCCCTGCGAGAGGAATTTGCTGATGGGTCGCCCTGCTAAGCCCGTTGAACAGAAAAGGCGGACTGGTCGTAGTCCGACGCGGGCGGCGAATGGTTCTCCTCTGCCGGAGCCGGTGGTTTTCCTGGCGATCAGTAATGAGGTTCCTCCGGCGCCGGGGACGTTGGGTGACTCTGGTCGGGCTGCGTGGTCGCAGTTGTGGACTGAGGGCCGTGCGTGGTTGTCCACGCCGGATCTTCATGTTTTGACGTGGTTGTGTGAGTCGTTCGATGAGCGTGATGCTATTCGTGCGCAGATCGCGCAGGACGGCTACATGGTTGAGGGGTCGAAAGGGCAGTCTCGGCCGCATCCGCTGTTGGCGCAGTTACGTGCGATTGAGCAGCAGATGACGCGGTGGTTGGCGGCGTGTGGTTTTGATCCGTCGGCGCGGGCGCGGCTCGGTTATGCCGAGGTTAAGCGGGCATCGAAGCTTGACGAGCTGATGCAGAAGCGGGCTAACCGGAGTTCGGGTTGAGCAGTGTGGCTGGCTGGCCGCCGCGGTGGCTGACACCACTGCCAGCTGCAGCGTTGAAGGCTTCCCGCGGTCCGGACGTGGCCGAGTTCATCAACACCTACTGTCACGTCACCAAAGACTCTCTCGGTGGACACGCAGGTGAGCTGATCGATCTACGTGGTTGGCAGCATGAACTGTTACGGCACGTCAAAGCGCAGCGTCCTGATGGGCGGCTGAGGTATCGGCAGGGTCTTGTCGGTTTGGCACGGAAGAACGCGAAGTCGACGCTGGGCGCTGGTATCGGTCTTGACGAGCTGGTGTTCGGGGCGGCAGGTTCTGAAATTTATTCCTGCGCTGGTGATCGTGAGCAGGCGCGGATCGTGTTCGGCACTGCTAGGCGCATGGTGGAGCTTGAGCCAGAACTCGACGGTCGGCTGAAGTTGTATCGCGACGTCATCGAGAACCAGGCGACCGGCAGCATCTACAAGGTTTTGTCGGCTGAAGCGTTCAGCAAAGAAGGCTTAAACCCCAGTCTCGTGTTGTTCGACGAGGTGCACGTTCAGCCGAACCGCGAACTGTGGGATGTTATGGCGCTGGCATCTGGTGCGCGGCCGGAGCCGCAAATGCTGGGCATCACCACTGCCGGCGTCCGGTATGACTCGAGCGGTCGCGACTCCCTGTGCTACGAGCTGTATCAGTACGGGCTGAGGATCATCTCGGGTGAGATTGATGATCCAACGTTCTTCATGGCGTGGTGGGAACCACGTGACCCGAAAGCTGATCACCGCGAGCCCGCAACGCAGATTGAAGCCAACCCCGGCTTCGATGATCTGGTCAGTGCGGAGGATTTTGAGGCGACCGTCAAGCGGACGCCGGAGCCTGAGTTCCGGGCCAAAAGATGCAACCAGTGGGTTGTTTCGGCCCAGGCGTGGCTGCCATTCGGAGCCTGGGATAGCTGTGCGGACCCCGACATAGAGATACCCAACGGCGCAGAAGTCTGCCTGGGCTTCGATGGCAGCTACGACAACGACTCCACAGCACTCGTAGTGGTGTCGTGTGGGCAGACCCCGCACGTTGATGTTGTTGAGTGCTGGGAGAAGCCGACAGAGTCCGGACAGGACTGGACCGTGCCCATCGCTGACGTTGAAGCGAAAATCCGTGAGGCGTCACAGCGTTGGCAAGTCCGAGAGATCGTGTGCGACCCGTTCCGGTGGGCCCGCACATACCAGATCCTTGAGGATGAGGGCCTGCCGATTGTGGAGTATCCGCAGTCGGCGTCGCGGATGACACCAGCCACCCAGCGTTTCTACGAAGCGGTCATGAACCAGGGACTCACCCACTCCGGCGATCCAAGGCTTGCCAGGCACATCGGAAACGCCGTCCTCAAGCTTGACGCCCGCGGTCAACGGCTCACCAAAGACACTAAGAAGTCTGCCCGCAAGATCGACCTGGCGGTGGCCGCAGTGATGGCGTTCGACCGGTCATCTGTTATTCCACCAATGTATGACGTTCTTGAATCCGTGTGGTGAGAAGGGAAACCCAGTGGCAATTAAGGCAGACGATCACGCCTCAAACTTCGCGTCGGGGCTCAGCGACGTCAGCGTCTCTCAGATCAGCCCGAGCGTCCCAACTATGAGCATGGCTGAGCCGTCTGATCCGATCCCAGCAAGCGAACTTTCTTACCCCGAGGATGCCTGATGACCGCACCACAGAACATGTTCAACGCAGGCTTGGGTGACGTCGGGTTGGGGGGCTACACCGACACAGACCACGACTATGTGGTCTTACCGGGCGCCGCGCCGGCCGCTGTCCCTGAGAACGAGCTCGACTACACCAACCCGGACGCCTGACATCTCCTGATGTGGCCCTTCAACAAGAAGGACGAACAGCGCTCCATTGAGGGCTGGCCGTGGCCTGAGTGGCCGTGGAACACCGGCGGTCCGCCATCGTATGCGCGGATAGGTGTCGAGCGTGCACTGATGCTGTACCCGGTGTTCGGGGCGGCGAGGCTGTTGGCTGATTCGATCGCGTCGATGCCACCCGTTTTGTACACCAACGGTTCTGACGGTGTTCCCGCCGCCTTGTCGACGCCGTCGCTGTTCGTGCAGCCGTCGGTCAACGGCACCCTGTACGACTGGCTGCATCGCGCGGTGATCTCCATGGCTTTACATGGGGATGCGGTAGGTCATGTGACGCAACGCAACTACTACGGGTTCCCGACGATGGCCGAATGGCTGAACCCGATGGAGGTCGCGGTCCATGACCACGCTCTGCAAGGTCCGGGATCATTTGTGAACCCGCTGTGGTATTGGCGTGGACGCCCGTTGAATCGCGAAGACATCATTCACGTTCCGTGGTTCACGATGCCCTACAAGGTCCGTGGGCATTCCCCAATCGCAGCGTTCCAGCTCACCGCGAACATCGGCTTGGGTGCGCAGGAGATGCATTCGGCGTGGTTCCACAACGGCGGTGTCCCTCCGGGTGTGTTGAAGAATTCGCAGCAGAAGGTAGCAAAAGAGGACGCCGACCTTCTCGCGCAGCGTGTCACCAACCGATTCCAGCAGCGTAAACCCCTTGTGATCGGCATGGATTGGGATTACACACCCATCCAGATTAAACCGAACGAGGCCGCGTTCATTGAGACCGCCCAACTGACAGCCACGCAGATCGCAGTCATGTACGGGATTCCGCCGGAGATGATCGGTGGCCAAGCCGGCGGCAACTTGACGTACAACACGGTGCAGATGAATGCGTTGAACTTCCTGACGTTCTGTCTTCGGCCGTGGCTTGTCCGGATCGAATCCGCGCTCTCAAATCTGTTCCCAAGGGGACAGTTCGTGCGGTTCGACACCACCGAACTTCTGCGCACCGACCCCTTGACGAAGGCGCAGATCGACCAGCTCAGCCTCGGCTACTACCCGCCCGCCTACAAGACGATCGGCGAAGTGCGTCAGTCGAATTTCCTTCCCCGCGTGGACGCCGACCAGCTACCTCCGATGTACCGACCCGGCGGCGGCGCTGTACCAGGCGAGCCCGAAAACCCAGCTGCACCTTCGCAGCCGTTGACCTACCTGAACGGCAACGGGCAACACCCCGTCGCTACAGGCGCGAATTAAGAAAGGGATACCACCCCGATGGCATCTGTGTCAGACACTCCGTGGAACCAGTTCTCACAAGCGGACTATTCGCCGCAGCAGTGGGCGAGAGCCTCCCTGATCGACACCGAAGAGGGCTCACCCGACAGCAAAGAACGCTACAAGCTGCCGGTGCGTGAACCGTCAGGTGCGTTGAACCGCAACGCGGTACACGCTGCCGCGGCCAGGATCAACCAGGTGGATGGCGTGTCCTCAGACAAGAAAGCTGCGGCCGCGCGACAGTTGATCTCCCTGTACCGCAACGATCTCGGCGAAGAGCCGCCAGACAGCCTCGTCAGCCTGGGCGGCGACGAAGGCGGCCGCCGGTCCCTTCCAGTTGAGCGGCTGTTCGTGTCGACATTCATCAAGAGCGGCTCCCCAGTCGAGCTCCGTTCGGTCAACGGGCAGGCTTCCCGTGTCGTCGGTGGCTACGCGTCTGTGTTCGACCGCAGCAGCGAAAACCTGGGCGGCTTCATCGAGAAAGTCACCCCGGCTTTCTTCAACAAGTCCCGTGCAGACGGGTTCCCCGGTGTGGTGTGCCGCTTCAACCACCAAGACAACTACCTACTCGGATCGACGCGAAGCGGCACACTGAAACTGTCGATCGACAAAGTGGGATTGTCCTACGACGTCGACCTTCCCGAATGCCGCAGCGACGTCCTCGAGATGGTGACCCGCGGCGACATCGCCCACTCCTCGTTCGCCTTCCAAACCCATGAAGAGGAATGGACGACTAACGAGAGTGGCTACCCGGTGCGGATGCTGGTCGCAGGAAAGCTGATCGACGTTGCACCTGTCACCGTCCCCGCCTACCCGGACGCCACGGTCGGTTTGCGGTCTCTGGCGCGGCACGTGGGCGCCCCAATCGAGGATGTGGTGAAGCGGGCCGAATGCGACGAGTTGCGGTCGTTCTTCGTCCGCACCGACCGCAACGGCATCCCGGAAGCGAAGAAACGTCCAGCGAAGTCGGCTGCGCAGGCCCGCATGGAGATCCTCGCCAAACGTCCCGCCGACCCCATCGGCGCATAAGTGGGCACATACGCCAACGGAGCCGTGAAGGTCGGCGACGAGCCCACACTGATTTGCACAGTGCCGCCCGGTAAGTCATTCGTGACCCTGCAGAACATCGGCAAGGTTCCGATATTCATCGGGGGACCGACCGTATCAGCATCCGCCGATTTACTTGGGCTGCGGTTGGAACCAGATACGCAGCTGCAGCTTTCCGCGGCAGACCCAGACGCCAACGACCTCTACGGCGTGGCATCAAAAGACTCAGGGACAGTCGTCTTCATCTACTGATATTTCCTCGACCCTTCCCCGGCCGGATGAGGAATCCACCGGGAAAACACCAGGTCGAGAATCGAAAGTGGCTCTGCCGCTTTCACCTAACCATCTTCTAGCAACGGCCGGATGAGGAATCCACCGATCCTAAGAAGATGCGTGCGGGTCAGCCGCACATCCATTCTGGGGCCGGCTCGCCACCACCTCGCTCACACCGAAAACGAAAGGACTTCGCAATGAGCGAGGTTGTCAAGAAGCTGCAGGAGCGGCGGCTGACGGTCTGGGAGACCGCGAAGCGTGTCGCCGACGTTGCAGCAGAAGAAGGACGCAATTTCTCCGGCGACGAAGAGCGCCAGTGGACCGAGGCCAACGCCGAACTCGACGCGCTGGACAAACGAATCCAGGACATCCTGGCCGGTGAGCAACGCGCCAAAGACGCCGTCGATGCCATGGACCGGCTGTCGGGCAAGCCCGTCGAAAAAGCTGGTGGCGCGAACCCCGGCTCGCAGGAAGCTGACGAGATCCGTCAGTGGCTGCGCGGCGGATGGCGTGAAGGCCCCTACGAACTAGGTGCCTTGACCGCAGTCGAGCGCCGCAGCCTGCTGGACAGCAACACCCCACTGCCCACCAGCTTCGTTGGGCAGCTGTATTCCTACCTGGTTGACACCAGCTCGATCCGGCAGGCCGGCCCGAAGGTTTTCTCCACCAACTCCGGTGAGAACCTGGTCGTCCCCGTGTCGACCGCTGAAGGTCAAGCTGTGTGGACTGCTGAGGGTGGTTCGCTGACGGCGCACGACCCGACGTTCACCAGCGTCACGCTCGGCGCCTACAAGCTCGGCAAGCTGATCCAGATCAGCCGCGAGCTGCTGGCCGATGAAGGATTCGACGTTGTCGGGTTCCTCGCCGAGTCCGCTGGCCGCAACCTGGGTATCGCCTCGGATGCAGCGTATGTCAACGGCACCGGCACCAACCAGCCGACCGGTTTCCTGACCTCGGCGACGGTGGCGATCACCGCGGCGACCGGAACCGGTTCAACGGTGGGTCTGCCGACCAGCGGTGCGGCAGTGGCCGGCGATGTGCTGATCTCGCTGTTCCACAGCGTGATCCCGCAATACCGTCCCCGCGCATCGTTCCTCATGCACGACCAGACGATCATGCAGGTCCGCAAGGTGAAGGACACCATCGGTCAGTACCTGTGGCAGCCCGGGTTGCAGGCAGGCGAGCCTGACCGGATCCTCGGCCGGCCCGTCTACGCCGACCCGAACATGCCGCAGATCGGTGTGTCCACCACGCCGATTGCGTTCGGCGACTTCGGTGGTTACTTCATCCGCGACGTGACCCCGATCCGGTTCGAGCGGTCGGACGACTACGCGTTCGGCACCGACCTGGTGTCGTTCCGTGCAGTGATGCGGACTGACGGAAAGCTGGCTGACACCAGCTCCATCAAGACGTATTCGACCGCCGCGTCCTAAACCGACCACAAGGGGCACCCCGATTTATCGGGGTGCCCCTTGTGTGTTGGATAACTCGAAGAAAGAGGACCAGCGTGAAGATCCGCATGTTGCGCGATATCGAGGGCTCATTCCACGGCATTCACACCGGGGTAAAAGCCGGGGATGTCGTTGAGGTCGACGACCAAAATGGTGCCCGCTACTGCCATCTTGGTTACGCCGAACCGGTTGTGGACCGCAAGGAAGAACGCGCCGTAGCCCCGAAGAGCGAAGAGCGCGCCAAGCCAGCTCCGAAGTCTGAATGATCCTCAAGGGTCTGACTCGCCAAGATGAGGGCGGCGGCTACTACCGCGTTCACCTTCCGCTAGGGGAGTTGGCCCGGCACGGACACCAGGTGTCGGTGGGATTGGCGCGCACCGACTCCACCGCCGACGGCGCCGATGTCGTTGTAGGGCAGATGATCGGCAAGGTCAACGGTTGGTGGCGCCGCTTGGCGCGTGACGCCAAACTGGTCTACGAACTTGACGACGACCCGTTCGCGATCGAACCGCACAACCCGGTGTATGGGCACTACTCGAACCCTGTGGCGCAGGATTGCATCGCCCACTGCCTCGAGGTGGCCCATTTGGTCACGGTCTCCACGGAACCGTTGGCTGAGCGGATGCGTAAATACAACCCCAATGTGGTTGTCCTGAAGAACCGCATCGATGAGCACATGCTCACCATCGAACGACCCAAGCGTGACAAGTTGACCATCGGGTGGGCTGGCGGGGCAAGCCACACCGACGACATCAAGTCCTGCGCCCACGGCCTGCGTAAAACGCTCGAACATCACGATGTTGAGGCGCACTTCATCGGTTCCGACTTCACGAAACTCATCAGACGACCCATGCGGTTCACCCCATGGGCGCACAAGACCACCGACTACTACAAACTGATCGACTTCGATATCGGAGTCGCCCCCCTGGTGTCCACGACGTTCGCCGAGACGAAAAGCCACATCAAGGCGTTGGAGTACGCCGCCCTCGGAATCCCCGTGATCGCCTCCGACGCAACCCCATACCGGGATTTCGTCATCGACGGCGTCACCGGATGGTTGGTTCGCTACGAACACGAGTGGGCGAAACGGTTACGTGAACTGATCTGCGACGAGGCGATGCGCACCGAGATGGGCGCCAAAGCTAAAACCTTGGCCGCCGAGTGGACCATCCAGAACGGCTGGCAGGAGTGGCAAGCCGCCTACGAAAGCGTGTTGTGAGATGAGTTCACCGAACGTATTCCCCTATGCGCTCACAGGTGGACCCTTCTTCACAGCAACGGATCTCGCGAACCGGCTGCAGATCGACCCCACCACCATCAATTCGGGCACCGCAACACTGTTATCGCAGCTGGCATCCGACGCAGTACGCCAGGACCTGCAACTGATGGTCGACTACGTAGAGGACGACACCGTCACCCTCTACGGCGACTACGGCAGCATCCTGATCCTCCCCGAACGCCCAGTAACCGCGGTCTCCTCAGTGACGATCGCGGGGGAAACCTTGTCTCCCGTGCAGGTGGGGAATGTGTCCACCTCGACGCCAATGTTCGACTGGCGCCCCGACGGCCGGCTGTGGCGAGTCGTATACGGAGGCAGCGTTTTCGCCAGCGAACTGACCTGGTACTGGCCCAACGGTGTCCCCGTCACCATCACCTACTCGCATGGCTATCAGACGGTCCCGTCGGCGTTCAAAAGTGTCGCCCTCGAGCTGGCCGCAGCCGCATACACGAACCCCGACATGATCGACTCACAGCGCATCGGCTGGACCGAGTGGGGCAGCAAGCACGTAGACATGAACCTCAGTGCCCAGCAGAAGTCTTCACTGGACTACTACCGGCGCCTGAACATCTGATGCCCAGGCTCGGAAGTCACGTTGTGGGGATCGTTGAGATGCAGTCCACCGGACACGTTGACGGCAAGAACCAGAACATCACGAATCCTGTTGTCACACAGGTCGTGAAGGGATGCATGTTCGAGTCCTACATTCGCGGCCCGGAAGAACACCAAGAGGACACCATCACCTCTTTCGAGCGTGCATACGCCTTCCTTCCCTACATCGAAGGTGTGACCACCACCATCACGAACGCGAACTGGCTTCAGCCACAGCGACCGGATGCGCAAGCACAACGCAACTACAAGGTCCTCGGCGACCCGATCGTCCAGTACGACTCGAGAGGGCGCGGAAACCACGTGTGGATCGTCTGTGAATGGCGGGCTGGGTGAGCATCGAATCTGAGATCGCAGCACAGTCGGTCGGCTCCCTCGAGGTTGAGCACCATTTGGATGAGTTCGCCGAACAGATCCGCGACGAGATCAAAGACCGCACACCAGTATTCGGTGACCGTCCCCCGAAAAGGGGGGAGCCGGGGATCGGCGAACCAGGCGATTTGAAGGAATCCATCCAGGTCTCCGGGATCAAATCCCCCGGACGCAGACGGGTCGAATCTGATGACCCGAAAGTTGTGTGGGCTGAGCTCGGAACCAGGCATTTCCCGGAGATCGGCATGTTCGCGCAAGTCGCCGCTTTGCATGGTGGGACCGGTCCGACGATCATCGAGGACGCCGGGGTGGCGCACGCGCAGAAGCATCTGCGGGAAAAGCTTGAGCACCACGAGAAACTCGTCGCCACCGGTGCTGAAGCAGCATCCATTGCCGCAGCCAAGACCGCAGTAACGAAGGCCCGGGGTCAACGCTCAGCAGCGTTCCGCGCTGCCCGTGGACGTAGGGGCCGCTGATGCCCCTCAACTACGGCAAGCCGGCCCCGCCAGAGGACTTCATCATCGGCGCTCTCATCCCGCTAGGTATTCCGGTAGGCCCCGAGCGCGCTGAGGAAACCAGCCTTCCGTGCTACGTGGTGACAGCGCTGCCCGGTAAGTCGGATCGGTTCATGCTGTGCCCCGTCGTGTCCGTGCACACCTTCGCCACCACCCGCGACGAAGCCGACCAGTGGGCGTGGAAAGCCGACAACCTCCTCATCTCACTCACCTCTAGCGATGTGATCACCATGCCCAACGGTGACACCGCCAGCGCGTGGGTCGACCCCATGCAAACCCCAGCTTTCGCTGACTATCACGACCCGTTCATCAAACGCTACAGCGCCCGGTACCAACCTAACCTGCGTTTCCTACCGACCACCTAATTCGTTGTCCGCCTTGCTGATCGCAGGGCAGTTTCTCATTGAAAGGGAGAAAAACAATGGCACTGCCCTCCACTGGTAGCACCGATGCGGTCGTTCTCGACCCCACCATCAACCCCCTGAACCTTCGGCATTGGCAACGGGTGTTCGTGCTGTTCCGCGACTACTACAAATCCGACGGCACCGTGTACAACATGGCCGACCCCTCGGTGGGGGTTGGGTCTGCGACATTGCCGGATGGGACGACCACAAGCCTGTTCACCCCGTTCGCCGCCGACGGAATCTCGATCCGGCAGGACCTCCTCACGTCTGCGGGCGGAACGAACCAGGGCTTCTACTCGGCCGGCTACCTGAAGCCCGACAGTGTGTCCGTCACCCCGGATGAGTCGGTCACCCAAACCCCGACCGCGCAGGATGTCCGCACCGCGAAGAACGTCCTCGAGAAGCTCGAAGACAAGATCACGTTCGAGCCGTTGGAGTCCAACCCGGTCATCCAATACCTGCAGTACGAGTTGCCGTTGACGAACATCCCGGCCCTGGGAACCCCGAACCTGATCATCCCGCGCGGTAATGGGGATGTGTTGCAGCACCGCGTGATTGTGCTGATCGGTATCGACACCATGGGCCAGTTGAAGGCCAAGGTGTTCCCGCACGTCATGTCGGACAAGAAAGCCAAAGCCGAACTCGGCCGTAAAGCACCCGACTCGCAGGGCCTCACCTATGATGTGCTGCCTTGCCCGTACAGCAAGCACGCGGAGTGGACCTGTTTCGGCGGTACGCAGTGGAACGCGTCCGGCGACTTCAACTTCCAGACGACGGTACCGACTGCGGTGCCCGCAACCGGTTTGAAGGTGAACGTCACCTTCCCCACCCCGATCGACCTGGTGGCACCGACGTACACGGCGCAAATCTTCTCCTCAAGCAACGTCGCGTCGTCGATGACCCTGACATCGGGTACGGGGACGGTGACGGGTGGTTTCACCACCGTCCAAGGCACCTCCCTGTCGGCGTCGACCCTCTACAACGGGGTTCAGGTGACCGGTACCGGGACGAACAGCATCGTCGCCACGTCGGTGGTGTCGAACTCGTTCACGTCGACCGCTTCCTAGCAGAAACCTCATCGGGGCGACCGTCTGGCGTGGGGGTCGCCCCGATGAGCCCACGCCAAACCCACGCCAACCAAAGGAACCCCCCATGTCCACGCACGACTCCTTCCAAGCAGCTAGGGAACAAGCCGCCGAAGCCCTAGGGTTCATCGCGTCCGAACGCATCACGGCCGGTGATCAAACCTTCGAGATCCCCAATCCTTCACTACTCGACGATGATCAGCAGACGGCGTATGACAAGTTGCAGTTCGATTCGGAGAGCTGGGACCACCACGACGACGTCCTGAACGACGACGGGACGGTGAAGTTCAAAGGGGCTTTGAAGGAGCCGCACCGCAAAAACGGTGAGCTCGTGGAGAGCTACAACATTCAACTCGCCAAAGCGATCCTCGGCAAAAAGTATGCGGCTTTCAAAGCCGCGGGCGGCCGGGCCAGTGACGTGTCGGTGACATGGTGGAAGATGAACGACGCACTCGCGAAGAGGCGAGCGGCAGACTCCAAAAGTGTTGGAAGCGCTCGCGATTTGGAAACTGTTCCCGAACCGGATAGCGTCTGACCTTCAAATCCACTGCCACCGCAACATCAAAGAGTGGCATCGAACCGATTTCACCATGTCGAGTCGGGAACTCCTCGAGATCCTCGACGGGCTCCCCGAAATATCACGGTACAAAGAAGCCGCTGAACGGTCCGTGCGGGTGGTCCGCTACACCGGGAACAAACCCGAACTCCGGGACGATAACGGCAGAGGGAAACTCCTGCGCGTGTCGGGGATAGGTCCCCCCGCAACCGATGTTGAAGTGTTAGCGGAGTTCATCGACTGGACCCACGACAAAAAGATCCAAGCCCGGATTGTGCGTGAGATCGCCTCCCTGCGAGCGGATCCCGACTTCACCGGCGTTATGGAGCCGTTGCACGCCGTGTTGGCGCATATCCATGCCCAGGAAATGCAGCAGCTGGACGAGCGGTTCGACGCGCACCTCATGTCAGGTCTCCACGGATACGAAAGGCGGTGAGCCGTGCCGGTATTTCTTGATGTGGAGTCGCGGCTTGACCGGCGTGCCGTTGAGGCCACCGCCCGTGAGATCACCACCATCTTCAACCGTTTGGGCGCGGACGTGTCCAAGGGATTGGGTGGTTCCCTTGGTAAGGCTTTCGGGGCGTTCGATACGACCGCTGCCCGAGCCGAGCTCGGCCGGTTAGAGGTGGCGTGGCGTCGGGCTGCTGATGTTGAGGCTGATGCCGCTAGACGGATGGAAATATCTGCGGCGCGGGCTTCGGCTGCAGTCGGGAAGTACGGTGAAGATTCCGTCAAAGCGATGGGCGCCCAAGCTGTCGCGGCGCGTAGTCAACGCGACTACGCCGACGCCTTGTATGCCAATGAGGCGGCGCAGCGTTCGCACAGCAAGGCTATGCAGGACAGTGCGGCGGCCGCCACGATCGCTGGGCGGGCATGGAACGCGGCCGGTGTCGGATCGTTGGCGGTGTTCACGGGAAGTGTTCTGGAAGCCACCAAGAAAGCCGGTGACTTTCAGCAATCCCAACAACGACTGATCGCGTCCGCTGGTGAGACTTCGCGGGGTTTGAAGGAAGTCTCCGACGGAATCCTGCAAATGGCTGGACAGGTCGGGTACTCGTCTCAGGAACTGTCCAAAGGCATGTACACCGTGGAGAAGGCCGGATACCGCGGTGCTGAAGGCGTGAACGTTCTTCGCTCCGCAGCACAGTTGGCGAAAGCTGAGAACGCCGACCTCGGTGAAGTTCTGAACGGGTTGACGACTTCGATGCATGACTTCGGGTACAGCTCGGATCGTTCCGCCGAGGTGGCATCGAAGATGAATACCGCTGTGGGGATGGCGAAAACGAACCTTCAAGAGTTCTCCGGTGCCCTGCATTCGGTGGAACCGATCGCCGCCGCAGCGAATATCAAACTCGAAGACGTTTACGGGTCTTTGGCGCAAATCACCCAGTCCGGTACACCGGCGGATCAGGGCGCTCAGAACATGGCGCACTCTATCTCGCAGTTGATGAAACCGTCGCAGCAGATGCGCGAGGAGATGGGGCAGATGGGTGTTGATGCCCGCGACGTTCAAGCCCATCTGGGGGATCGCGGGTTCGCGGGGACGGTGCAGATGTTGTCGGACACTATCCGGCAGCATATGAACCCCGCCGGCCAGATCGTCATCGACACCATGTTCAAAAGCCAGCAGGCCACGGATTCGGCGACACAGATTTTCAACAACCTGCCTCCGGCTGCTAAGGCGGTTGCGGAGTCGATCCAGAACGGCACCTTGTCGTACAAGGACTTCCGTAAAACCCGGGGTGGTTTGGATGTGGAGCAGGCCAACGAACTGCAGCAGTGGGTGAACCTGAACAACAAAGTTGAGGGCTATTCGCAGGCGTTGAAGTCCGGGCAAGGCGACATTCAAACCTACGAGCAGGCTTTGGCGTTGATGACGGGCGGCCAGGACTCGCTGCGCACGGTGCTGCAGCTCGTCGGCAACAACACCAAAGACACGAACGACAAAATCAAAGCCATCAAAGACACCACCGCCGACGCTGACGGGACGGTGAAGGGGTTCAACGAAACCCAGGAGACGCTGAACGCGAAGATGTCTGATGCGAAAGCGGCGTTCGGTGCTGCGGCGATCGAGATCGGCTCTGCGTTCGTCCCATTCATGACTGAAGCGGCGAACGTCGCGAAAGATGTCGGCGACTGGATGGGTAAACACCCCGCAATCATGCACGCCGCTGTCGACGCTCTCGGCGTGCTGGGGACCGCGTGGTTGACGTTTAAGGGCATCAGCATTGTGGAGACGATTCTGTCGCCGATCACCACAGCGTTGGGGGCGATGGCCGCCGAAGAAGGGGTGGCCGCTGTAGCTGCCGGAGGGTTGAAGACCGCTCTGGGATTGCTAGGTCCGGCAGCAGCCGGTGTCGCGATCGGATTGCCTATCGCCGATGCGACGAGGCACAGCAGCTTCTTCCGGGATTCCGAGATCGGTAACACGCTGGGCCAGAACCCGGTCAGCCGGTGGATCAACAAGCACACCCCGGACTGGTTGGGTGGTGACGTCGTCGATAAGAGCACCGGCGATATCATCCCCACCCACGCCGCGGGCGGCCCGGTCCACGGGCGGGGACCGAACGGTGTTGACTCCGTTCACGCAATGCTGGCCCCCGGAGAACACGTCCTCACCCACCACGATGTGTCAGCGATGGGCGGACACCACGGTGTGTACGCGTTCCGCGAAGCTTTGCACGGCGGCTTGGCTATCCACCGCCAAAACGGTGGGGCGATACCAGGTTTCGGCGGCGGTGGTGGACCGGACGCTCCGGGACCTGGTGGTTACACACAAGACCAAGCAGCCCAAGCCATCATCGGGGCCGCTAAGGCGCGCGGACTCAACACGGAACAGACATTAGCGGCGCTATCGGTTGGCATTTTGGAGACGAACCTCGGATCCAATCCGATGACTAACGCCGCCCAAAATCAAAGCGGCACAGTCGTACAGGGATTGATGCAGCAGGACTCTAGCTACAACAAGTACGGTGGCCGCACCAATCCGAACGCTGCCGCAGCGGGATACATCGATCAGTTCATCGCTCGGGGTGGCTTGAACAAAGACCCATACCAAGGCGCGGTGGACGTCCAAAAGGGCACGTATGGCCCCGGCTATGTTCGAGGCTTCCGCGGTCAAGCAGAGGGTTACTACGACCGCCTTTCCGGCCAGACAGCGGGAACTTACAAGGCCCCAGCGGGTCTGCAGAACGATCCCATCTATGTGGCGATGACCGGTGGTAGCGGTCCCGGGCGTAGCGGCGGGTACTCGGTGAACCCGCAAAAGGTGAGCGCAGCTGAGGAACGCCTACGCCATTTGGATGAAGAGATCCGTATCGCCGAGGAACGCAAGAACAACATGAAAGCCGATGCCTCCCAGGCGGAGAAAGACCGCTTGGATGAAGAACTTAGGCATTTGCATTCGTTGCGTGACCAAGCCCAACAGAGTCTGTCGAAAGTCCAACAGGGCAGCCCTGGACGTGGCGGCAGCATGGCTGGTAACCCGTTTTTGCCGGTGCCTTTGGCGCAGAACTTCGGCCTCAGCAAGGGTTTGGGCGGGGTTGTGGAGTGGGGTATCGGCGCTCTTGAGGACATGGTGTTGGGGCCGTTGGAGACAGCGGCGTGGGCCGCGATGGGCCAAGCGTTCAGCGGCGGGGAGGGGATGCCTCCGGGTCCGGGGGATGCGGGGTTCGGCGCCCCGGAGCTGCCCGCGGGGCCGTCCGGCGGTGGCGGTCCTGGTGTGGGCGCCCCCGACTTCGCCAGCGGTTCTCCCGGCAGCCCAGCTACAGGCGCCTCTGGGTTCATGGGGTACCACGGGTGGGACCCGAGCAAAGCCGTCCCCAACAACTTCTACAAGCAGTGGTATCCGAAGCAGGCATCCACTGATCTTGACGGTATGCCACCAGCCTTCGTGGCGTGGGCACAACAACACGGAATGGTCGGTCCTGACGGCAACCTGGACCGCAGCACAGTTCCGCTGCTACCTCCGCCACCGGGTTCGTTGAGTAACCCGAAGTCGGTTGCGGCGCCGGTGAAGATGCAACCCGACATGTCGCGGCTTTGGTCATCTAAGCATTACGCCACCGGTGGCCCGATCTTCTCTCCCGGTGGGGATGTCACTACTCCCTACCATCCGGGGGACGACAGTAATCGGGGATTCCCGACTAATCCCAGCATGGTGACCGACCTTCCCGGTTTGCACTGGGGCCCGGATGGTAAACCGATAATCCCCACCGGATATGGCCCGAAGGGCTCCGACAACGTTCCCGCGTGGTTGTCGCCTGGTGAGTTCGTGATGAACACGAAGGCCACGAGCCAGTTCCTGCCGCAGTTGCAGGCAATGAACTACATGTCCCGGGGCGGCCTGGTCCCGCAGTACTTCGATGACGGCAGCCAAGGCCCCGTGCAGGCGGTGCAGCAGACTACCCAAGGCCAGTTGCCGAACGTTAAAGACCCCGGCTCGCAGAAGTCTCAGGGTTCGCAGCCGGGACCGTTGAAGGCAATGATGCCCGGCGGCCAATCCGGGCAGCAGCCCGGCCCTCCAACACCGGGTGCACCTCCAATCCCGTCCGCTCTCGGGCCGGCCGGGCAGGCAACCCCAGGCGCGCAGCAAGGCCAAGCTGGGAACGCAGCCCCCACCGACGCCCAGCACCCCGAAGACTCCATGCCCGCATCATCGGGCATCGGCTTCTCTGGTGGCGTGTTGGGTGCGGCGGAAGGCGCGGCGGAGGGTGCCGCGTCAGCCGCGGGCAACGCGTTCGCCCCGGGTGCTGGATCAGCAGCATCCAGCGCGATGTCGATCGGCTTCCAAGAGTTGAACCGGGCAGCAGCGTACGGCGCCCAGGCTGGCGGGATTCTGGCTGAGGGTGCACTCGAAACGATTATGCCCTCGGATGGTTCGACGAACTGGATGCAAACCATCCCCGGCAGGTTGTTGTCGGGGATTGCTGGTGCACGCCCGGAAAACCCCAACACTGCAGGCCAAACGAAGCAACCGTTGGGGGCCGGTCAGTCCGGCGGCGGCTACGGCGACACTGCCGGAAACATGCCCGGCGGCTACACCGGCGCCGGCCCCGGCTATGGGGGTGACATACACATCAACGGCCCGATGACCGTCCAAGCTAACGACCCCCAACACTGGTATGACCACCTGAACTCGGACCAGACCCTGGCGGAGCACTCCAACCCGATGTCGGGGAACTTTAAGACCGGACGCAACTAGTGGGCGTGTGGCCTCCCGGAGCCGTAACCCCGTACGGCGCCGACGTTTTGACCGACGGCGACATCCCCAACGTTTGGTTGACGTCGGCTGACGGGCAGCAGCAGTTCTACCTGATGGGCGGCCTGGCGCCGTTTCCTGGTGTGACCGACGGGATTATCTGCGTTGAGGAACCCTCAGGGTGGGCACCGAAGTTCAAGCACCTCGATATTCAGGCGGCACGCCAAGACGGTGTGACATATCAGGGCACCGTGTACGACCCGGCGATCATCAAAATGAAACTCCAAGTCCACGCCCGCACGGCCCCCGTGTTGTCGCAGATCATGAATCAGTGGATGGGCGCCTGGAATCCGCGTAACCAGCTCACGTTGGAACGCATCACCCCCGACGGCGGGTATTGGTCGGGGAAAGTGCGGTTGATGCCCGACAGTTGGCAGGACCCGTTCAAGCTCACCCCCCGCCAACAAGGTGTGTGGTCGATGACCCACATCTGCCGCATCGACGACGCGTTCTGGAACGGCATCACCACCACGGGTGGTTGGGCGCCGACGTTCATCGATTTCGGGGACGACTTCTCCACCCCCACACAGAGCGGGTTAGGGCCGAACTGGCAGACCAGCTATTCGCCACAGAACACGGGGTTTGAGTTCGTCGGGCAAGACGGCGAAGTGCACTGGTCAGACCGCCGCAACAACTCGCAGTCCGTGATGAACATCTACACCAAGCAGCAAACCACGACCGACTACCAGGTTGTGTCCATCACGTTGGGCGGGTCATGGTCTGGTGTGGCGCTGCGGGGGGACGCCACCACCCTCATCGGGGCCCGCATGGACCTCGCCGGCAACGGTGTGTTCTGCCGTATCACATGGGATTTCATCGAGTTCTACGCCATCCACGGCGGCGGCACAACTGTCCTCTACACGAAACTGTTGGACTTCCCGCCGCGGCCGGGGGAGACGTGGCAACTGATCTGCGGCGCCAACCCCGGTGCCCCGAGAACCTACACGGTGACCCGGTCGGGGATGCCGATCTTCAACTTCACCGAGATCGGCACCAACAGTTTGATTGGGGCGAACAACCGGTACGCCGGGTTCGGAATGACCTCCACTGAAGGGGTTTTCCTCGAGGGGAAACCGATCCCGATAGCTAACTTCACTGTCGGGCACAACACCTCCGTCACCCAGTCGGGGTATGTGCAGGTGATCAACCAGGGCACTGAGGTGGCGTGGCCGGAATTCCAATTCTACGGCCCCGGAACGTGGTCATTCGGGAACGGCGCCGGATCCACCAGCATGATCACCTTCCCGGCCCTCAACTACGGGCAGCTGGTGTCTTTGGTGACGTTGCCCCGCTATCAGGAGGTCATCGATTTGACCTCCGGAACCCCCGTGCATTCCTCGGCTTTGCAGGGGAAAGTGTCGGGGGTTTACAACAACCCCATTCCGGGGGTGGCGACACCGGATCTGGCTGAGCTGGTGCAGATCCCCGTCACCCTTACCGGCGGTAGCGCGGCATCGAAAATCGTTGCCTCAGTAACCCCTAGACGAGTCCATCCGGCATGACCACGCCGACCACTCCCGGACTGTTGCAAGCCTTGCAGTCCGGGGACCCCCTCATGGCTTCCCAAGCCGTATCCGCCGCGGTCCGCACACAACTGAATCCGTCACCGGAGTTCACCCTCACCATCTACGACCAGTACTACAACGTCCTCGAACCCGACTGCGCTGAGCGGGTCATGGAGTTAGAACTCAACGACAGCCGCCAATCGCTGCCCGCAGGGTCGATGACCCTCAGCGGCACCGACTGGCTCGCCGATGTGTTGATCGACTGCAAAACCAAAGCGGTCCCAGTCATTTTCAACAAAGGGCCCTGGCGGTGGTCCGGGCGGGTGGATGTTGCGCACGACCAGATGCGCAACGGGATCCGCACCGTTCAATGCGAGCTCATCGGGGACAAAACCTGGTTGGACCGGATCCTGTGCTGGCCTAACCCATTCTTCCCGATCTTCATCCAAGAGCCGGGAGAGTGGTACGGGATCGGTCCCGGCCTCACGGTGATCGCCACCCTGATCCTTGAGCAGACATTCCGCCTGCAGTCGGGGATTTGGCAACTCATCAACGGCATCACCTCACTGGACCCGAACTTTGTGGGCTGGCTGGAAAACCTTCAATCCTCCGCCGGGGAAAGCCTACTCACCAAGCTGCGCACCCCGATCTGTGTGGTTCCCGTCAACCCGTTAACCGATGAGTCAGCGTGGATTGAAGTCAACGGCCGCATGGACACCATCTGGAAACTCATCCAGCAGCAGTTGACGGACAACGGGTTTGATATCGACTGCACCATGTGGGTGCCAGGCGACCCACAACCCGAAGGTTTGATCTTCCCCCTCCAGGTCGCCACCTGCGTTGTCCGGTTGATCGACCG